ACTCATATTGCGGATGAAATGCTAATTCCAAAACTTGTGTCATTATTTTGGAAACGTTTTTCTGCAATACATCTAATCGTTCTTTTTTATTCTTGGCCAGTTCAAACTCGTCAAAAACTTCATACATATTCTTCATTAGAAATCCTCAATCACATCCATTAAGTTGGTTAGTTTATATTGAATGAAATAATTCAACATCTTCTGCTTATTTGCAGGCTTAGCTTCTTCGTAGGTATTTATAATTTGTTCTTTAATTTCAACGGGAATACATGTCAAATCAATTAGTGTCTTATTGCGAGAATAACCAATTTTTGCATTTTCATCCGACCAATCTTCAGCATTCTCTTTTAACAATTTGTCAAGAGTGCCCTTGGTGATAGGTTTTTGTCTCAAATCACGGACAAAACAATCACTTGGTGAAAAGATGTTAGGAATACCGTCACCCTTATCACCACGAATGATTTTTTCTTGGAGTTCCATCATTGGATTCTCAGATTTCAAATATTTCTTCAATGCAGGATTGTATTGTTTGACATTACTACCCCAGCGTTGCAACTGTAAGAAATCTCCATCACTGGAAAGAATGAGAATCTTTTCGTGTGCGGCATGACGAGGAACAAGAGTACCGATGATATCATCCGCCTCAGCAGATTCAACATCAATCACTTTGTAAGGAAAGTTTTCTTTCAATTCTTGTTTGAACTTTGCCAACATGTCAAAGATGGCATGCCAATCCAGTGGAGACTTTTCACGGGTCTTTTTACGACCTGCCTTGTAGAATGGAAAGAACTCCTTGCGCCAATACTTGCGGTTATCACAGCAGAGTACAACTTCACCATATTCCTTGCGGAACGTCTTGAGGTGCATTCGGAGGATATTAAGAACCATATGTCGGATTAAACCTTCTTCCAACTTCACGTTCTTTTGGTTTGAGATTTGAGCCATAAGTCCTGCTAAAAGGACTTGGTTCAGGTCAACGAGAATCATTACGAATCCAATAGTTAAAATTGTACTATATCACACTTCTTGCAATTTGGCAAATACGTTGTTAACAAATTCATCGGAAGTTGTTGTTTTTCTGCAAACAACACCAAACCAATCTTCTTTAATCATTCTCATAATATATTCAACTGGTGCAGTTAAGATACCCTCAAACTTATCCACATCAACCAGTGCACCTTCTTCGTCTTCTCTAAAAAGAATAATATGATAACAGTCTCCCATAGGTGAACCATCTAATTTGGTTCCTTTATCCTTATATTCGCTTGCTTGAACATGTATAGTTTCATCTTCTGTTGGTAAAAAGACATAGCTATCACAATCGTTGTTCAATAGTTCCTTGAGTTCTGTTAGTTCGGTCATTGTAGTCCTTAATATGAGACTTTCTTACTCTGACCATGATCCAGTCATTGTAATACTCATCACTTTCCATTACATTATTTGCGAATTGCTCTTTCGCTTCAAGGTAACTACACTCACCTTTTGTCTTGCAAAGATGTAGTATCTCTCGGCGGAATTTATCCTGGCCATACAGTATAACATCTTTTTGCAGTTTGTCACTACTTCCGTAATAAGTTTGCCAGTCCGATGGAACTTTCACTCTTTTACGTTTACCTTTTACCGTTTTGGTCCTAGAGAACCAGAAAAGTTTCTTGCCGATATACTTTTTATTGTTCTCTAGGTTTGTTATCAGATATACAAATCCGTAACTATCACCAATTTGGTCTTCTGTGAATTCAGTATCATTATATTGCCAAGTTATTCCCATTTGAGGTCATCTTCATCTAAGTCATCATCCTCTATATATTCTTCGGATAATTCTTCGATTGGATCACCACAGAAAGGGCAATATTCTGGCAAAGGTTGTGATACTAATTGTTCAACATACTCAACGGCATAAGTTGATTCACATTCTAAACATTCTCCTGAAATTACTTTGTTTGTCATTTTTATTCTTCTTATTATAGTTTAACAAATCATTTGGCCCAAACATCGGACCAATCCCCAGACAAAGCACCTTTAGCATAATCGGTTGCACGATTTTCAAAGAAGTTTGTGTGCGTAGGTGCATTAATCATTTCTTCAACCCATGGTAAAGGATTCTTCTTAACCTTAAAGATGCCCTTGAGTGACAAAGAAATCAATCTACGGTCAGCAATGTAACGAATGTATTTCTTAACATCTTCCGCTTTGAGTCCTTCCATTTCACCCATTGCAAATGCTAGGTCAATGAATTTATCTTCTAACTCAACCATCTTTTCAGCAATAGTGTAAATGCGTGACTTCAATTCATCATTCCAGATTTCTGGATTTTCTTGAATGTAAGTGCGGAACAATTTAATCATGTTCTCTGCGTGTTGTGTTTCATCAACAATAGACCATGTAACAATTTGTCCCATACCCTTCATCTTGCCGTGACGAGGAAAGTTCAACAACATAATGAAAGAGGAGAACAACTGCATACCTTCAGTAAAAGCACTGAACACGGCGATATGGGTTGCAGTATTCTCTTTAGTTGTATTTTGCTTTGAGATGTCCATAACATAATCATGTTTCTCTCTCATTTCAGCATACTCTAAGAATTCATTGTATGTTGTTTCTGGTAAACCCAAAGTTTCAATCAAGTGAGAATATGCAGCAACGTGTAATGCTTCACGAGCAGCAAAACCCAACAACATCATTCTCATTTCTGGTTGTGGGAAGTATGGTAGATAATTCTTAACATAACCACCAGCAACGTCAATATCACCTTGTGTGAAGAAACGGAAAATATGTGTTAAGAAATTCTTTTCACTATCCGTTAATTTCTTTTTCCAATCTTTTACATCTTCCATCATTGGTACTTCTGTGTGAAGCCAATGTGATTGTTCATGTTTCAACCAAGCATCATAAGCCCAAGCATAGTTAAATGGTTTGAAGTAACTACGATCCGATGTTACATCGTTTTGTGCTTTTTTAATCATGCTGCCCATTCCTTTAATTTTTGTGGAGTTAATACACCTGAAACCCTTTTCACTTCAATGTTTTCATCCATCAATACTAATGTTGGTACAGAACGAATACCATACTCAATAGCAACATCAGACATAACATCAATATCAATAACTTCAATTGGAATATCCAATTCTGCTGATGCCAAATTCATTGCCAAACCCTTACAAGGTTGGCACCAAGAAGCGGTAAATCTTAAAATCTTTTTCATATTTTTATCCTTCACAAGCAATACAATCATTACCTTGAGCAATCTGTGTCATGTCAATTTCTTTGATGACTTGACGCTCAATCTTCTTAGAAACCTTGTCAGCCTTACCAATCTTTTCAGAACGGCAGTAATACAAAGTCTTTAATCCTTTTTTCCATGCCATAAAATGGATAGCATGAACGTATTTAATATTAGCGTCTGGACGGAAGAACAAGTTTAATGACTGTGCTTGGTCAATGTGTGCTTGTCTATCTGCGGCCAAATCAATAACCCAACGTTGGTCAATTTCCATAGATGTTTTGAATACTGCCTTTTGGTCATCAGACAAAATATCTAGGTGTTGAACTGAACCATCATTAGCAATAATAGAAGACCATATTTCATTATATTTGTCAGTGTCGGTAATCAGCTCTTTAAGAATTTTATCCAACCAACGGTTCTTATTCAAAAAAGAGCCCGATAAAGTGTCTTGACGATATGCATTAGCACGATAAGGCTCAATACTAGGGGAGGTATTACCCATAATAATAGAAGAAGAAGCATTGGGGGCAATAGCCATAACATGACTAAAGCGGCGGCCAGTGCCTTTAGCATCAGGTGCTTCACCACGTTCAGAACCGAGCGCAAGGTTTGCATTGTCTAGTCCTTCTCTAATACTTCTGAAGATTTTGTTATTGGCAACTTTTGCCATTACGCCTTCAAATGCAATTCCGTTCTTTTGTAGATATGCATGAAAACCGAGGGCACCAACACCAATAGAGCGTTCCAACATAGCAGAATATCTTGCTCTTTGTACGACACCAGGAGCATTATCAATGAAATACTGTAGAACGTTATCAAGCATCTCAGCAACGTCCCTAAGAAAAAGTGGCTCATTCTTCCAATCATCATAAGTCTCCAAATTCAAAGATGACAAACAACATACAGCGGTACGTTCTTTGTTTGTTGGCAAAATGATTTCAGAACACAAGTTTGATTGGTGAACTTTCAAACCTTTTTCTTTTAGCCATTCTGGCAATTCACGATTACTCGTATCAATAAAGTGAATGTATGGTTCACCTGTGTGCATACGCAATTCAAGAATCTGTTGCCACAAACTTCTTGCAGAAACGGTTTCACGAATCTCTTTTGAGTACGGATCAATTAAGTTCCATGAATCATCTGCATTAGGATCCAACATACACTTTTCAATGATTTGCATGAAGTCATCGGTGATATTGATGCCATGGTGTAAGTTCAGGCAACGCACATTTGGGTCACCTGTTGGCTTACGCATTTCTAGGAAAGGAATGATGTCAGGATGAGTAATATCAAGATAAGCGGCGTAAGAGCCACGGCGAGTGCGACCTTGACGATACGCCAAAGAAGAAGCATCATATATTTTAAGATGCGGCATAA